CGGGCCTCCCGGTCCCTCGGGGCAGGGGTTTACTCGGTCTGCGTGTAGGTCAGTGCGCTCACCGCCACGTTGCCGCCGCTGGTGAGCGACACCGACGACAGCACCAGGTCCGCGGCGGACGTGCCCACCGACCCGTCATAGACCGTGCCGCCGCCCGAGCCCTTGGCCCGGAACCATGCGGCGGTCCCGGTGGCTACCGCGTTCGCGGCGCCGATGGCGTTGGCGGTGGCCACGCCTGCGGCCGGGGCACCGAACGCCGTCGCTGCAAACGTGAGCGTCACCAGGAGCGTCCCGGTGGCTGTCGCGTTGCCGTTCGCGGGCTGGGTGCCGCTGCGGACCTCGATCGTGCCGCCGTTGCACAGGGCAGTGACGGCGCTCGCAGCCGCGTTCGCTGCCGCGTCGGAGAGGAACGGGTTGTTTGCCATGACTAGGCCCTTCCGGTTGCCATCGCCCACCCGAGCCGCCGCGACACCGCCGCCGCGATTTCCGTCTCGGACTGGCCTTTCTGCGGGAACACGTTGATCGTCACGGCCTGCACCCGGCCGACCTCGGCGCCCGCCCCGGTCAGCGGCGACCAGCGTTCCGGCACCCGGGGCGCGTTCTCCCCGAAGCTGTACGGCTGCCCCGAGTGCAGTCCGAACCCGGCCACCGGCTCGCGGAGGATGCCGCCTGCGGCGTAGCCGTGCCCGTGACCCAGCACCGCGCCAATCGACCCGCCATATCTGGAAATGGCATAAGCGACCGCTGCGTAAATGTTCGCCAATGGGTCGAGAATGCCCCGGGAACGGTACGGCCCGGCATAGGCCGCAAAGGTCGGGGGAATGACCTGCATCAATCCCTGGCTCGGGATTCCGGCCATTGCATTTGAGTCAGTAAGGTTGATAGCCCGGGGATTTCCGCCGCTTTCCGTGGCCATTTGTGCCATAAAGGTGCCGAACAATTGCGGAATGCCGAAATGCTTGAGGACGGCCATCATGAGGCCGCCCCACTGGCTCGTCCCGGCGCCGCCGCCGAACAGCTTGCCGAACAGGCCGCCGACCTTGGTCAGCATCCCGCGCGCCCAGCCGCCCACCGAGCCCAGCGCCGAGAGCGCCTTGGCTGGCAGCCCGCCGATCCCGACGATGCCCTTCCCGACGATCGCGGCCAGGGCGTTCGGGATGCCGCCAAAGACGTGCTTGGCCACCGCGACGGGGTTGCCCTTGACGATCCCGGTCACGAAGCCCTCGGTCACCGACTCGCCCAGCCCGCGCATCACCGTCGAGGGGCTGGAGATACCAAACCAGTGCTTGACCGCGTTCACGATCGGATCGACCACATGGGCCTTGACCCAGCCGGTGATCCCGGCCAGGGCGCCGCTGATCCCGTTGAGCAGGTTCGTCACGGCCGACTTGCCCGCCCCGAGCAGGGAGCTGGCCCAGCCGCGGATCGTGTTCGTCGCCCGCGACAGGGCGGTGCCGATGACGGTGCGGACGGTGTTGAACCCGTCCGAGACGATGCCAACCACCAGCCGCACCGCGCCCCGGACGATGTTCCCCCAGGTGCGCCAGGCGGTCGTGGTGGCGTTGAGCACCCACCGCCAGGCCGCCTGCATCGCGCGCTGGATTTGGTCCCAGGCGCCGGACAGGAACCGGGACAGGTCGCGGACGATGCCCATGACAAACTTGCTGATGGCCCGCCAGGTGGTCTCCGTGAACGCCCGTATCCGGGTCCAGTTTTTGATCACCAGCAGGACCACGACGCCGATTGGCCCGGCGATGATCGCGACCACCAGCGGCCAGTTCGCCTTGAGCCACCCGAGGGTCGAGCGGAACACGTCGAGGAAGATCGTCTTGAAGAACTGGAAGTGCTTGACGACCTCGTAGACCGCCAGGCCCACCCCGGCGATCACGGCGACGATGCCGATGATCACCAGCTCAAACGGGCTTAGCTCGATGTCCAGGATTGCCTGGATGACCGCCCAGACCTTCATCGCCCCGGCGAGCGCCAGGATTCCGGCGACGATCGGCCCGAGGGCGGGTGACAGGAACCGGATCACGTCCACGAAGGCGGTAATCAGCGGCATGAGCGCGCCGAGCGCCACGGCCAGCACCGGGCCTGCCGCCTTGGCCAGCTCCACGAACACCGGCACCAGGGTCAGGAGGCTCTTGCCCATTTCGACAAAGGCAGGCGCGAGCCCCTTGATCAGGGTGGTGACGATCAGCATGACCTCGCGGCGGAACTGCGGGGAGACCGTCATCAGCAGCACGAACCCGCCGATGACGAACTTCCACGGCCCGGACAGGTTGAGCAGCGCTGGCCCTAGCTTCTCGATCGGCCCGAGCAGGCTCCCGAACATGCCGCCTAGCATCGGAACGTTCTTGAGCAGCCCGGCCCCGGTGAAGATGGCCGCCGCGGACCCGGCGCCGAGCAGGGCTGGCCCGATCTTGACAATTTCGGCGGCAAAACTCTTGACCTTGGCCGGGTCGAGCCGGCTGATCCAGCCGGACAGCTTGGTGATCACCGAGCCCAGCGGCGCGGCCAGTTTCGTGATGACGGTCCCGATGGCCGACATGATCGGGGCGAGCTTCCCGCCCGGCGCCACGGCCTCCTGGATCGTCAGGCCGAGCTTGGCGAACCCGGTGAAGGCCGGGGTGAGGGCTTTGACGAGCTGGCCGCCGATGGACAGGGTTAGTTCCTCGGCGGTGAGCTTCATTAGGTGCATGGCGCCCTGCGGCGTCTTGAGCTGCGCGGCGTACGCCCCGGCGACGCGGCCCCCGGCCTGGAGGACGGCGTTGAGGGTGATCTGCTGCTTCTGCTCCAGGGTGAGCGCGGTCGTGGCGATGCCGTGCGCTGCGGCGTACGCCTTGATCTTCGCCGTGGTGTCCACGACGATCCCGGCCCGCCGCAGCGCCCCCGCGTTTCCCGACGCGATGGCACGGGTGAGGCCCTGCTCAACCTGGCCGTAGGAGCGGCCGGTCACCGCCGCCGCGTTCTGCGAGATGCGCGACAGGGCGGTGGCGTTCGCCAGGCTGATGTGGTTGCGTACCAGGTCCCCGACCGTCTGCTGTGCGTCCTGGTAGGCGATGCCCTGGCGGCGCATCGCGTCGATGTTGCCGGTGATCGCGCCCTGCGAGACGTGATTGGCCTTGGCCAGCGCGGCCAGGCTGGCGTTCATCCCGGCGACCTTGGAGGCCGCCTGGAAGGCGTGAACGCCGAACGCGACCGCCGCCGTGGTGGCCAGGCCGAGCCCGACCCCGACCGCCTTGCCGACCCCGGCCGCCGCGCCGCCGAGCTTGGCGAGCCCCTTGGACATGTGCGCGGAGGTCGCCGCGCCCGCTTCCTCGCCTGCCTTGACCGCCGCCTGCTTGATCTGGACCTGCATCGGCCCGGTGTTGGCGTTGACGACGATCGTTAGTGCGCCGTACTCGTCAGCCATCGAGCATCGCCACCCCGGCCATCGCGCCGAGCTGTGCTACCAGGCCGCCGCCGTCCGGCGCCGGGAGCGCTGCTGCGGGCTCGCGCGCCGCCGCCCGGCTACGCGGCCGGGGCAGGGGTCGCGGCCTGGCAGACTTCGCCCCGCCGAGCTGTGAGACCAGCCACGTCAGATCGGCCAGGCTGTCAACCACCAGCGCCAGCAGTTCGGACTCCACCGACCAGTCCTCGCCCGGCCGCCGCGCCCACGGCGGGAGCCGTTGGCTAAGCGCCCAGACGCGCCTAGGTGACACGTCCGGGTCCAGCACATCGAGCCCGTACGCCGCTCGCATCGCGGCCTCTACGTCGGGGTCGAACCGGCTGTGGCAGGCCGCGACAAGTTTGGGAGACTCTCCACTCCCGCCGCCTCGCCTACGGCGGTGAACAGCACGTTGAGTTCCCCGATGGTCATGCCAGCGGCGACCAGGCCCTCGTAGGCGGCCTGGCCGAGCAGCATCACCAGGGCGGCCTCCAGCTCGCCTTTGCCGATAAGCGACTGCGCTTCCAGCGGCCAGCTCGTCGCGGGCGGCACCGTGTAGTCGGCGCCCTTGTAGCGGAACAGGAACGGCGCGGGCTCGGACTCGGCCACGGCAGCCGCAGCCGCCGCGTCCAGGTCGAACCTGCCGTTACTGGCGGCCCGGCTCATGGTCCCGGAGGACCGACGAGCACGGTGCAGATCGTCCCGTTGTCATCGAGCATGGTCAGCGTCGTGTCCAGCGGCACCGCCGCGCCACGGGTGATCGGCATGTTCCCGTTCGCGCTCACGATGGCCCTGGTCGCATAGATGCGCACGGCCCGGGTGTTGTCGATCGTGTCGATGCCGACCGCCCACTGCTTCCCGGCCGCACTGGTGATGACCGGCATCGTGAACGACTGGTCTGCGGCCGGGACCGGCGTGGCGGCCTGGAAGTACAGCGCGAGGGTCAGGCTGTTGAGCTGCCACATCACGAACTGGAGCGTTATCTCCCGGGTGGTGACTGGCGACCGGATCGGCGCCATCGATTGCCAGGGGATGATGTCCTGCTTGTTGGTGTTCTGCGCGACGGTCGGCCCGGCGTCGGACATGTAGCCCAAAATGTTCCACGCCACAGGCCAGGCCGCCACCGTGTCAACTGGCCCCGCCGTCCCGGCCGGGGCGAGGTAGACGCCGGCACCGTTGGGTGTGCCGATGTTGACCTCTTTGGTGTTCAGGGCGTAGGTCACGACCTGCAAACCGGGAGCCTCGTCGCCCTTCGGCTTCTCCGCTGTGCCTGTGCTCACTGGTGCCTTCCTCTCCGATCGGCCGGGCGGCACGTTCCGTGGCCATCGGGGTCACGGGACCGCCCGGTCGGGTTAGTTGGGCGGGTGCGCGCGGACCTCGTACCGCGCGCAGTACCTCGGGCCTGCGTCGGGGTCGGGCAGCCAGAACGGCCCTTCGACTGGCTGTGAGTAGGAGACCCAGCCGTCCGGCCAGGGCACGTCGGGCAGGCCGACGATCCGCTGCCGGACCAGCTCGGCCGCGTCGCGGGCGGCCTGCTTGGTGGCCGCGCGGGCGTCGATCTGGATGCTGTAGGCCACGTTCCACAGCGGCCACTCGTTGACCACCGCGTAGCAGAACGACGTGACCCCGGCGATGTCCTTGACGTTGGCCCAGACCCACGCCTCCACGTCCGGCTGGAGCGCTACCGGCGCGGTCATCGGTGGCTCGCCAGGACTG